TAGCTTCTTCCGTAATGGAGAATGCCAAGGCAATCGTCTCCATAGTGTAACGAGCCGTGTACACTTCTTGAGCATCGTCAAACGATACTGCCGAGCCCTCAGATTTAGTGGGGGCGCTTCCGAAGCCCGAAAGCATCACCTCCTCTTCAAAGGCACGATCAGAACTTTCCATAGAAAAGATCTCTTCGTGTTCACGGTCGTACTGGTCGTACTCCAGTCCAAACAATGCGTTTAGGCCGGGTTCCAACTCTTTTACGAGTTGTGCTCTTGAAATAGCCATTTCTCAACCCTCCTAAACGCCAGTAGTTGCAGGTGTACCAGCAGCAATAGAGCCTGTAGCGGCATTAAAGCTGTTGTTCAACCTTACAATCGCCGGGATACCCGCCGCGCTAAAGTCACTGTTTGATGGATCGTCTTCCCAACCCATAATTCGCAAGTGAAGCGAATTAGTAGTGTTGATCGAACCAATATCCAGTTTAGCGGAAGAAAGTCCCGTAGTTGTGCTACCACTGGCACCCGAATCAAAATTCGCGTTAGAGAAAACTCCCGCACGTGCGGTAGCCTTGCTTGTCCACGAAGCGTCCGTTGCAATAACGAACAATTGATTTGGATCGTCAGCTACATAAGCCTCAATGGGATGGTTGCTGTCAGCACCCGATCCCGGCCAATAATTACTCCACGTGGGTTTCCCCGTGGTGCTCGAAACATACTTGCAGCCCATGAAAACGCCAACAAGACTAACGGAACCACCAGCGGCAGCGCCTACAATGTCAATAAACCCTGTAGACAGGGGAATGACGGGCGAACCGTGGAAAATTTCATTACTGTTGTCGTTTTTAATCTCGTACAAAGAATATCCCGATACACCTGTGGAGTTGGAGTTTTGTCCCATCTTTCCGACAGGTTTGAGCCCCCACGCTCCATTAGTGTTTGCCATTTCTTGCTCCTATTGGCAAAGGGTTAAAACAGTAAGTCCTAGTTATCCGAAGATTTAGGACCTCCAAACGTCACACGCGACTGGCGTTCAGGTTTCTGAATTGCCATCGAATGATGCTGGTTTTCCTTGAAAAGATCGTTGTCAACCGCTTGCATAGCATCGGTATTCTGCTTCTTGAAGTAAGATCCGCGTTCTTCAACAATCTCAACTGGGATTCTCGCCAGCAAAAGCCCTCCGACACCAAAAATACCTTCGTATTTGCCCTCGTCTATGGTGGGAGCCTCAAAATCTGGGTACTCTTCCTTCCGGACCAACTCCCAACCCTCTCTCATTCGGGCTGATATGTTTTTCCGGTCATCAAAGCCCCGGACCTCGGCACGAATCCACCTATGGACAAATCCGGGAGGTGCGTCGGGTGCATCCAATAAGGATGGGGGGGTCCAAGGTTTCCTTCGCGGCGTTGCCGTTCGGGTCTTGGAAGCGCGAGGAGTTCTGTTATTAGCTTGTTCAACCATTTTAATCTCCTAGCGTTTGTACTTCGCGTACTCGTCGAGAGGAACCCCTAGCTTGTTTGCGATAGCAACTTCGCTTGAGGACAGTCTCACTGTTTTGCGCCCAGAAGAACTGGAGCGAGTGGCAGACGCCACGGCCTGTTGAGGCTTGCGGCTATCTGATACGGTGACCTCCCCATTAAACTTGTGTGGGAAAGCTTCGCGCATTCTTTTATCAATCTCATCGTAATACTCTGGGCTGTCTGTGTCAAAGGCTTCTTCCTCAACTAATTTCTTGTGGATGCCAAAGGCCGCAAAGGTCATGGCCTCGTCATCACCAAACCAGTCGTTCCTAGTGGCCCAATCCTCGGCTTTTGGATCCGGCTTAGAGGGTGGCGGAGCCATCTGCGGGGCGGGGGGTGCATTATTGTAGGAGGCTTTCTGCTGTAATTGAGCAGCCCGGACCCTCTCCTCCTCAATAGCCAACTGAGCCATCTTCTTATTCAACTCAACTTGTGAGGAAGTGTCGTTTGTGGCTATCGCATCCTCTAAATCCCGGGCTATGGATTGCGTTTCAGTTGCAATACGATCCCCGTATTCAGCAACATACCCCTCATCCAAACTCTGAACCTTGCCCTTTAGTGCAACGTTTTCGTGCTGCATAGTTCTTGCGTATGTAAGAGCCGCCTCTTGTTGACGTTCAGCCTCCCGGGCTTTCTTCGTCAACTTGTCTATGCGTCGCTGGACTTTCTTACTGTATTCTGCGTGTTCCCCATCATCTTCCCGGGAAACTTCCACCTCCGAGTTTTCGGAAACCCTAACGGGCTCAGAGGAATCTATATTAACTTCCACATGCGGACCCGAATCGGGCAGGTCTACAAATAACTCTTCTTGCTCAGGCATGGTCTACTCCCATGTTAAAAGTGCAGGATATCTTCCGGATCCTGAATAACTGCAATTACCTCATCGTCGTTTAAAATACGAACCTCGCCGCCGTCTATTTTAAAACGAGCGCCCGCATACCTACCAAAAATAACCCAATCTTTCTCCTTGCACCAAGGTTCCCAAACTTTTTTGGGTTCGTCGGGGTTCCCAAACTTAGACCGGTCTTTGTAAGCTAACGGTCCAACTTTTAAAACATATCCACACACCGTGGCAACGGATTCCCGTTCTATAGTAGCGTCTGGAAGGTAAATTCCACCCTCCGTTTTCCCCTTCCCCCGGTATGGAAGTATCAATAATCGCCACCCCGTGGGGTTTGGAAGTCGATCAAAGGTATCTCCGTCAACTTTGTCGGGGTCTAGGACTTTTTCTTCCTTATCCACGTAGGCAGTGTCTAAAGAAACTAAATTACCTGTATCTTCAACCTCGGATTTTTCGGACATTAATTAGCCTTTTCTAAGATTTCTCTCAACTCCTGACTTATATAGTCCAAAGATTCAATGTTGCCAACCAATTGTTTATACTCCTCTATATCCTTAACAACACCCGTTGTCATCATCTCTGAAATCCGATCCCGTCGATCCCGGATTGACTTCAATACATGTTCGGCAAGTAGAATACCGTCCATTATTTACTTACTTTCTTGAATTTTTCAAAGGTTCTAAGACCTCCCAGACCCAACATCCCCATCAACACGGGCATCATCTGGCTCATATCCAGGGCTGGCAGGTCTACCAAGTGGTCTGTTTGCGCTAAGACAAAGTGCAATATCGGCGTTGCCACATAGGTCCATGCCAAAGCAACGCCACACGTCCATCCAATAAAAGGACGCCAACCAGCAACAAAAATACTGCGGTGACCCGCCTCGGCCTTGTTTATCTCCAGTTGTGCGACATCAATTTTTGCCAGATGCGTGGCAAGCTGCGCCTCTAAATCTCTCTCAGCCTTGGCCCGTGCCTCTTTGTCCTCCGGCAGGAAACGGCCAATAACATCGGTGACCGCCGGAAGGATGCTTGGGATCAGGGCTTGGATCATCGCTTGGCGCTCATGTACGCAGTCATACCCATGTAAGCCCCAACAACACCCGCTTGACCAATGTAAAAGAGACCAAAGAGATCACTAAGAGCCTTGATACGAGCGTCGGGGAATATTGGAAGAAAAACAGCCAGAGTAAAACCAATCATTGAAATCATTGCAAGCCACGCCATTCGGCGCTGTGCTCCGGATTTTTCGTGCCTGTCGAGTGCCTCCACTGCGGCTAGCTCATCATCACTTACTACACCATCACCGTCAATGTCGAGTTCGTTGTAGTCACTGTTTTTCTGGAGCTTTTTCTGGACCATGATCCTACCATCCGGGATGCGGGGCGCTATATAACGCCCTTCTCCTTTAAGATAAAACCAAGGACACCCCCAACAATACCTGCAATAATAATAAGAGGCTCATCAATAAGGACACCCGCGCCAAGGATCACCGCGCCAAGGGCCGCATAACTGGACGGTTCGGTCATACGTTCGCCAAACCACAAAGCCACGTCTAGGGGCTTCATTAGAAGCCCCGGGGCGGAAGTCTTCGCGTGTGTAATAAGATCGTCAACCCAAGAAAGCATTTGCGCCTCCAAAGTTAGCAGATTTTGAACGTTCCGCCACGAAGAGCCTCACCCATCCCCCGGTTTTTACCTGAAATGGACGTGGCCTTAGCAACGTCAGGGGTATCTTCCTTCTTCACTTCAGAGTAAGGAACAAAACCCTGATCTTTTATTACCATACCTTTGCGGGTAACGCCTACAGAATTTCCTTTTCCTTCAGCCATGACTTTCTCCTACGTGTTTTGTTGCTTCATAAGTTCACGCTCCTTGGCCGCTTGTATACGAGCTTGAACTATCTCTTCACTTGATTGTATCCGGGCGGCACCAAGCTGCGCGTTGGATTCCGCTTTTTGCTGATCTAAAGACAAACGTGCTTGGTCTATTTGATTTTCTGCGGCGTCCCGTTGAGCACGGATCTGTAAGTCCTGCTCTTTTAACGCAATCAATGGATCTGGTTGTGAACCACCCGATATTTGAGTGCTTAACGCCTTAACCTCCTGCATACCCTGTGCAATAAGCTCCGCGACCATGCCCTCTATCTGAAGAGACTGCTCCTGAGTGGGCTGCTGCCCCCCAAGTTGCTGCATCATCTGAGCCGTGACCTGCTCCTTAGCTTTAAGTGAGACGTGCTCCATAACATGTTTCTGTAGGGACATAACAACCTGTGGAAGTTGTGCAACCATGCCAGACGAGCCGAAAACCAAGTGTGCCATTATATGAGCATCGTGGTTTTGCCCCTCAAACGCTACTAAGGGCATGTTATCCAAGGATTCAGAGTTTTCATTTGCGGGATCCTTGGGTGTGGGTCTTCCCTCTTCTACTGGCTTGAGTATGGCATCCACATCTTTGACACCTACTGCGTGGTACATTCGTCGATACGCTTCGTACATATTGTGAAGATCCGGAGCCGACTGGGCTAGCTGTAACTCCGTTTGGGCAAGTGTGACGCGCTGCGCCATAGAAAAGATATTTGGATCTGACACGGGAACAACGTCTACCCGATCATCAAAATCTTCAGCCTTTACAGTCCTCTCCGCACCCACAACATTATAAGGATACTCCGGGGGAAGGGATTCCCCAAATACCTTTGAAAGGAGTTGAAACTCATCCTTCTGGGCGTAGTGAAGACGCTTGTGTATGGCGGACATCACCTTAGCACCCTGCTCAAGCATTGCTATAGTTGTGCCCACCGCCGCTTGCTGGTTCCCGTCCCCAACTTGAAGACTAGACACCGCAGCAAATCTTTGCCCCGCCTCCACGCAGAAGCCCATCAACTGGAATAACGTTTGATCCGCACCCTTATACGGAAGCAGCATCAGGGAATCCCGGATGGCCCCACCGGGAGCGTCAACATCCCGGAACTCACCCGGGGACAGGGGATCGTCATCGTCTCGGATGCGAAGCCCCCTAGCTTTAAATCCGGCGGGCAAATTGGAAAGAGTGCCCGCATCTATGAGTTGCCTCAAGGCCGCAGTCGCCGTGCGGCTGAGACCACCAATCATGTGTATTAAGCCAAGTCCGTAGAAACCAAACCCCGGAAGGAACTTGAAGTGAACAAAGTATTGGTTCTTTTTACGGTTAGGATCCCTTGGGCTGTAGTTCCTACGGATACTTAGTAGCTTACCAGTGTTCTCGGATACTGTAACAACATAGGGAAGTTTGATACCCGTAGGCTCTCCCCCCTGATCCAAGTCCTCAAAGCCTTCAATATCCAAGTCAACGTGGCACTCCAACAGGGTGACTTCCTGATCCATCGGGTTCGGGGAAATTCCCGAAATGTCGTCCATCTCCTCACGGACCTGTGACGGATCCAACTGTGATGCCGTTACTTCCACGTCGCTATAGAAACCCGCAACCTGCTTCTTGCGAAGCTCGTTCTCACTGATTTGTATAACATGCGTTACATTTTCGGCAGTCTCCAAATCTGTCGCCGTGTAGGGGACAATTAACTGCTCTGCCGGAACAAACTTACTTACAGCCCTACCAAGAAACTCATCGTAGTACACCTTTTTGAAGGTCGATCCCGACAGAGGCAGGTAAAACAGCATCTGGTCGAACTCGGGAGTATATTCCTTCATCACACACGTAATCTGGTAATTCATAAAGTGTCGAACCCGCTCCGACTGATCCTCAACCTCCGGGGTCACCTTACCAAGGATTTCAGTCCGGACGGGACCACCTGCCGGAAGCATTTCCCCAAAGGCTTGCGCCTGAAACTGTGTTACCGCTTCCGCCAGTAAGGGGTGTGTGACACCCGACGCGCCACGGAAGGGCTCTGACCTTTCTTCATACTTAAACCCGAGTAGCTCAAGGCCCGTTCGGTACGCGTCTTCCCAATCCTTTCGACCATCCTTGTTGGCCTCGTACTGTTCAAGAAGTTCGGAGGTTATCTTAGACGCCGCAGAATCAGACAACTCCTCCGCAAGGTTGTCGTAAAAGTCACCACTGCTCGGTGCCGACATGGAAGGGTTAAAGTCTACGACAACGCCGCCATCCTCCTCCAGTTCTATGTTAAGACCGGGAGCTTCTATGATTGTATCATCCTTAACGGAGATCTCGGCATCGGGTCCCTCCTCCAGTTCCACGGGGGGTATATCGTTACGCCTCTCCACAAGGGAAGCCGTCCCAAAGTTGCTCCGTGGAAGAGGGGCTTTAGCCATCTTAGTATCCGCTCTGGTTTATGGGAGCTACTAAACTTGGTATGCCACCAGATCGGGAGGGCGTCTCCGCAGCGCTAGAATCAGCCTCATTCATCGACTGTAGCACCCCCGACTCAAATATCTGATATGCCTTAGAACCTAGAATACCGTATAGCATGGCTGCCTTTGCGGGGTTTTTAAGTGCCTCCTGAGCCAGCATTTCCTGATTTCTAAAAACAAACCTAAACACGTCTTCCCGGCCCGCGTTTGCCATAACCTTCTCAAGATCGGAGAATATACTCGAAGTGTTACCAGTCCCCGCATCAGCCAGTTGCATAGCGGCTCTCCGGCCCATCCCAGTGGCAACAAGTGGGGATATACTCGAAGTGTTACCAGTCTCCGCATCAGCCAGTTGCATAGCGGCTCTCCGGCCCATCCCAGTGGCAACAAGTGGGGATATACTCGGGGGGATACTAGTCTCCGCATCAGCCAGTT